TTGCACCGCCTGCAGCAGTATTCCAACCACTACCTTTACGGATTTCAATCTTATCTAGAGTAGTGTTATAGCGAATAGCACCCTCTTGGTCATAGCTATTAGCGTTAGTAGGTAGCTTGACACCATTAGCTACGTCAATTGGGACATCAACTGTCAGTGCAGTGGCAGGTGTACCTGTAGCTGTAAAGGCATCAGCAACGTTTGCAGAGGCTGCAGCACTAGCAGCCGCAGCAGTAGCTGAGTTCTGAGCGCTTGTAGCACTGGTTTGTGCACTAGTAGCAGACGTAGCAGCAGATGTAGCGTTTGTATTAGCTGTGTTAGCATTAGTGTTAGCTGTATTTGCTGTAGTAACAGCAGCTGCAGCATCAGTAGCTGCAGATTGAGCTGTACTAAGGGCTGTCGAAGCATTAGAAGATGCAGTATTAGCCGTAGCAACAGCTGCAGAAGCATTGGTAGCAGCAGTATTTGCTGTGCCTTCTGCAGTATTAGCAGTATTTACAGCATTAGTTGCATTCGCAGCAGCAGTATTTGAAGTTGATACTGCAGCATTTGCATTACCCAACGCTGTATTTGCATTACCATTGGCAACATTAGCTGTATTTACAGCAGTTGTTGCCTGTCCAGATGCTGTATTTGCAGTACTAACAGCATTATCAGCTTTTGTATCAGCGTTATTTGCTGTAGCAACAGCAGCAGCAGCCGTTGTATTAGCATCTGCAACTTCAGTATCTGCTTCCTG